AAAGATAATGGTTTTTATGAGGTTCCTAGTCTTTATGATATAGCGGGTAGTGCCCATTTTTATAATCAGGTAGATAATGGTATGACTGTATATAGAGACTTTAAAAACGAATTAACTAGGGTTATTGTGTAAAAGGTTAAGTTTAGGCATATAGGAGAGTTGGGTGAGACTCAGTTTAAATACAATATTCAAAATGGCAGGTATAGTGAGATTGGAGAGCCTTTAGATAATACTCCTTATATCATGGAGAGGCAAGAAAGTATGATTTAGATTTGGAATTATAAAAAAAAATCGTTACATTGTATTATGTTATTACAATTATTACCAATTTATATATTAATAGCCGCCCATATTTGTTATATGGCCACAGAAGATGATGATTATGATATATACTAGTTTATTTGCACCAATACTTCTAATTTGCCTCTGTTTAATGTTAGGAATGTTAATAGGAGTTATAGGAATGTTGATTGTAACAGCAAAACATATTAAAGATATAGATAAAGAGGTAGATAAGTTTAGAGATTTATATTTTAAAGAATTAGATAAGTGGAGAGATAAATGAAAACAGGACCCTTTAGGAAATACTATAACAGTAAATGTTACACAAAGCATTATTAACAACTTGTTAAAATAATATGTGATTTTACGAAAATTAATCTTATTTTTGTCAAATGAAAAGGAAAGATAATGAATCCTATGAGGATTATAAAAAAAGAAGATCAGAAGATAATGCCAAAACAAAAAGAAGATTAAAAGGAGTAAAGGTTTGGCCAGGAGATTGGGGAACTTATGTTCAAAATCTTCATGGTGCTGTTGAAAGTAAATTGAAGCAAATAATGGAGAAAATGAAGAATAAATGACCTATAAAACAATAAAGTGGGTATTAAGGGGGCAAGTGAAGAATAAAACTAATACATTATGGACTTGGCAACAAGGAGGAAACATAAAAGATGAAAATTTTACTTGTATTTATAAAAACTATAATGATGATTTACCAATATATACACCCCAACAATTATTAGATAAATTAGATGGGAAAGCCGATATACAGGGTGATAGTTGATTTTGAATATAGAAACAAAGGGAGGGGTAATTATATTAGAACTCAGATAAAAACAGACACTATAGATACATTCTCCCTATCAAAAGATAAAGATGAGATATATGAACACATTAAATCCAGGATCTTTAGGCAGATAAGAAGGAAAGAAGATGATGTGCAAATTAAAATAAATAACATAAAAATAGAAGGACAATATGGAACTACCGATTATTAAAAAAACAAAAATAGCTGAGTTTAATTTAGAAGAATGAAAAATCATAATAAACACTATTGGGTTCCTTCAACAACACTAGGTGATGATAGAGTGCCAGAATACTATAGAGGCAAGGAAGGATATGAGGCTAGAAAGGTTTGTGATAACTTTGATTTAACATATCATCTTGCTACAGCAACAACATATATCTTGAGGGCATATCGTAAGCACAAAAGCCCCGTTGAGTGTATTTCTAAAGCAATAGCACACCTACAATTTGAGCTTGAAAAAATAAAAAGAGATGGGTGGTAGTATCTGCCCAAATTGTAATACGGGGTGGACTTGTAAGTGTAATACTACTATCGCTATTGATGGGAAAAGAGTTCACTCAACCTGTAAGAATGAGTATGAGGAAAAAATTAAAGAAGAAAAAGATGACAAAAAAGATCAATAAAAAACTAAAACCAATTCAAGATGCTAATGAAAATATTAGGGCTTTTGTTGATTTAAAGGCTATAGGCGCAGCAGAAGGAGGGATGTTTTTTAGAAACGATTTAGTTGAACATATTAAAAAAATTGAGGCTGATGGAACTAAAAGGGTTGTCGGTGTTGTTTATGATGAAACATACGATTTAGAAATACTCACACAAACTATAAAAAATAATAATTTAGTTGAACTTAATTCACAATGATTAAATACCCCAACCCAGGGATGGCTAAGCCTAGAATGACTAAGGCAGACGCCTGGAAGAAACGCCCTATTGTTTTAAGGTATTGGGATTATAAAGATAAAATAAAAACTTGGGCTTGGGATAATAAGTTTACATTAGGTAATGAGATATATTGTGTTTTCCACATCCCCATGCCTAAATCTTGGAGCAAAAAGAAAAAAATACAAATGAATTATACTGACCACCAACAAAGGCCAGATATAGATAATTTGTTAAAAGGATTAATGGATGCTCTTTTAGAAGAAGATTCACATATTCATACTGCGTATGCAAGGAAAATATGGAGTGATCATGGGGCTATTGATTTTTATACTAAGGCTAGTATTCATCTTCAATAATATTATATTCTTTTTCTGTTTTATATCTTTGTTTATATATTATATTTCTACATTGTTTTTCGCAAATATCATGTTTTATAGATAAATCTATAAATGTGTGCCCAATATGTCCTTTGTTTTCTTTTAAGAATTTATCAAAATCAATAAACAACATATAATTTCTTAATGATTTTGGATGTATTATTCCATTTTCAATAAGATGATATACTACATCTTTTACGGTAAACTCCTCCCCCCATCTAGTTTTAGATTCCTCCCAGATAACCTCTCTAAACTCTTCTATCACTGATCTTTTATTTGCCATTGTTTATAGTATTTGTTAAAGAAAATAATTACCTCACTAACGCAATCCCCACATGTAAACGAACCACTATATTGTTGGGAAACATATTGATTGTAAAATCCGAAAAGCTTAATCAAAACATCCTTTTTTTCTTTTTTATTTTTTGAATCAAATTCTGGGGATTTATATACTTCTAAACACTTGAAAACAACCTCCCTCTCTTCTTCAGTTATGTAATCCCACTTGTAACTCATATTACCAAAAACCCCTTGGGCACTCTATATAAAATTCATCTATCCTACATTTTGATCTAAGTAAACAACCACAATCTCCACACTTCTCCATTAATCTTAACTTAAAAGGTTTTTTATAAACACCACATTTATTACTCCTACAAATTGAAATTCTTTTTTTATAAAGTTTGTCTGTTGCAATTTTTATACCCTTTCCTGCTATTAATTGGTAAAAAAGTTTTTTTAATTCTATCATAAACAAATATATTAAATTATGTTAAAAAAGAGAAGAAACTGTTTCTTGTATTTCAACACTTGATTGTGTAGAAGTTATTTCTGCCTCTGTTACAAATACCTGTTGTGAGTTTATAGAGCCTGATATTAAATTAGCAATATCATTAGCCGTCCAACTCCCTTTCGCACCATCCAATGCTGCTTGGGTTCCAGGAGTAAGCCCTCCCTGTGCAAACTTTACACCACCTCCTGCTGCGTTCATTATAGATAATTGATCTCTAAACATTGCTGTGCTTCTTTTATTTATAACAGCCTCTCCACCTTCTAATTCAGCAACCCTACCACCAACAGCAAACTTAACCCCTCCGTTGGAGTGTGAAGGGCCATGAACCATCCCCCCATCAGCAAACCTATCATCACCACCAGGAATAATGCCCCCTTTTGCTCCAGTAAATTTCTTTGATAAAATCATACCTATTTGGGCAGCAATTAACGCAGACATTATTGGGGCTGCAACAATAGCAGCAACACCTGTTTGAGAAGAAACCTTTGTAATAGCAACAGCACCATTAATAATTGCACTAGCAACATCATTTGCTTTTTGTAAAATAAACATCCTTCTTTGTATTTTCAAAATTTTCTCATCCTTAATAATTTCTTGCCCCAACATATAATCATCATGTGCTTTTTGCATTGCGGCTGTATCTGCTCCCGCTTGTTCTCCTAATTCTAAATCACGCTGGAATTTGTTTTCCCTATCAGCATCTTCTCGTTCAAATTGCTCGTTTATCTTCATTATTTGGAAGTCTGCTTGGTTTTGAGCAAACTCCATAACAATAGCCATAGCCTGATCGTAGGTGTCTTTTATTTTGGCCAACCTAGCATCTTCTAGATCGTTTAATTCTTCATTTGTTGCTGCCTTTATCGCAATCTCATTAGCGGCATACTCTTGTTGTGTAATCTCTCCATTTTTATACCTCCTTTTGTTAAGATCTAATAGTTCCTTAGAATTTTCCTTTGCATTTTTTACTTTCGCTTTATTAACTTTAAAGAAATTAATTAGCCCTTGACTTTGTTGATCCCACCCTGCTT